TCTGAACCTTTCTCTCACTTTGGAGACAGTATGACAGATGCCATCCGGTTTCGGACTCGGGGATCGAATGTGGCCTTTTCGCAGGTCTTGGGAACTACGTTCTACAAGAATAAACGAAATGGTCGCGAGCTGGCGGGTACTCCCGTCAGTGCGGTCTTTTCCCCCGGTGTGATAGAGAAATGCTTTGACATCAATCACGGTGTCAGAGAATCCTATCACATTGGTGGGAATTTGTTCCTCATTCGACTCACTGAGCCAACCGGTATCGGAGGATCTGGTCGTATTGAGGCTTATCAGGCTTTACAAAATGCGCCCGACTCCTATAAGGAGAAGAGCCAGCCTGGTGACCTCTGGCAGGTAGGGTATGAAGGAAACTTCATACATACCAACCTACCTGATCTAACGACTATTCCTAACAAGAACATCTCTGGTCCCGATGATTATCGGGCAGAGGTGAATCCTTCCGATCTGTCTTCCCTCGGCGCACGTGGGTGGAGCAAACTCCGCCCTAAAGTAGGAATTGGTACGTTGGGCCAGGCTATTGCCGAAGCCCGTGACGTTCCGAAAACGCTTAAGACCACTTTTGGCGCTTTCCACGAAGTGTGGAAGGCCGTCGGTGGTTCTCAGCATGTTCCAATATGGAACAATCGGGCTGGATCTTCTGCTAAATTCTTAAAACAAATTAAGCAGTATCCAAAACGTGCATCGAACCATTTCCTTAACACCGTCTTCGGATGGTCGCCTACGATTAATGATCTCAACAACCTTTACAAGTTGATTGCAGATTATGAGACCTACCTGGACAAAGCTGAAAGAAGCAATGACCGGTGGTTAAATCGTAGGTTTGCCGAGGAGGTCGTAGAAAGTAGTTCTGTCGTCCTCAATCAGACTAGGAGTAAATCCAGTCCGTTGTTTACGACTTATCTGAACCCTGCATTCGGCACGGCCATATGTCAATCCGTTTCACTTTTAGTGGAGCGGCAGCGTATGACCCGTGTCTGGTACGAGGGATCATTCAGATCCTACAACTACGCCTTTGATAAGCGGTCCCCAATGCCTAAAGCATTGAAGGATGCCCAGGGGTTTCTATCCCTGGCGGGCGCGGATATTAATCCGACGCTTATCTATAAAGTGACGCCGTGGACGTGGTTGGTCGATTGGTTTGTGAACGTCGGGGACAACATTCAGGTTGCCCAAGACATAATCTCAAACTCGGTCGCGTGTCAGTACATGTACTTGATGCGCGAATCCTATGATCGATACCGATACACCACGACGCATGTCTTTCCTAACGCTACCATCACTTGTATCTCTTATCAAGAGGTACGATGTAAGCGCAGGACAGGCACGGAGAATCCGTTCGGTTTTTCCCTGCTTCCTGGAAGTTTATCCGGAATGCAGTTAGGGATCTTAGCAGCTCTTGGTTTATCCAAGTTCAGCTAACTTCCACCGCCCGGTACCCATGTCAGGAATGAGCTTGAACACACTCATTCAGGACCGGGAATTTGGTTCACCAACGAAAAGGACATCACCATGTTTAGTGATCCGATTAGCTTAACCCTGAACGGGGTTTCTAAGTCACTTGCTCGGATTCTGACTGACGGCAGAAATGCCGTTTATCAGACGTCCGATGCGAGCGTCAAGCTCGAAATCACCCATGTCGTCGCAAAGGCGACGGGTAGGATTACGAGCACCGTGAAGTTCACGGAGACGCTTGTGGTTACTAACCCCATCGATTCGACGAATGACGAGGACTTTCAGTACCTCTCCATTCAGTTCCATCGACCTAAGTTCGGGTTTGCTATGACCAAGGTCGAACAGATCGCGGCCATGGCTGTCGCTTGGCTTACAAATGCCAATGTCGACAAGATTTACGGAGGAGAAATCTAACGTAAATCAAGCTGACGAAGGACCACTAGGCGTGGCCTGATTGCTCACCCTGAAAGGGGGCGCATGAAAAGCAGCCAAGGATGGTACCTTTCGTTGTGGCGTGCCGTCTACTTAGACGGTTGCGCCAAGCTTCCCGCTACAGTCTCTTCTGTACGTGATTTCAAGACATTGAAATCACGGGTCAGACATGAGGGCATGTCGTTTTTAACGATTACCCTTCCCACTTTTGAACAAGACTTCACTCGAAGCCTTGTCTCTGGTAGGATTGACCCAGCGTCTTTTCGATCTTTCGAAAAGAACGGAGCAATCCCTGTATTTCTACAAGGTATGCTCGGTCGCATGTTTGACCGGGAGACAGGAAGTTTACTCGATGAAACCCCCGAATTTTCTATCATCGTTGAAGTTGTTCGGCAGATTTGCCTCTTCTTCAAGAAGATTAAGTTGCCGTGCTCTCCCGAGAGGGAGAATTCGGCGATTCAGGAGTTCGTCGAGATTGAGCGATCTTTTGATGTCTTTTCTCTTGGACCCGCAGATAAACGCAAATTTAAACAATTGGCGTTTATTCTTTGGAACCGCATGCTACGGGATTTTAATCCTGAAGATTGCGTTCCTGAGCACGGACCAGGAGCTACTGAAGAACGTACTTCTTATAATAAGAAGTTTCGACTCAGTAGGTGGCACGAACGTCTCGAATCCGTTTTCCCTATACTAGGTAACGGTTTTTCCGTTAACGCGTATGGGGAAAGGGAGTTCGAGAATGTAACGTTCGTGTCGCCGGAACAGGAGCGACCCGCTAGAGTCGTTCTTGTTCCGAAGACACTAAAGACCCCGCGAATCATAGCTATAGAGCCTGTCTGCAATCAGTATTCGCAGCATGCTCTCCAGCGGTACCTATATAAGCGTATCGCTGTAGATCCTCTAACTGCTGGTCATGTGAATTTCACTGACCAGTCGATCAATCAGAGGATTGCGCTTGATTCTTCACGAACAGGTGACTTTGTCACTATTGACCTTAAGGACGCGAGTGACCGGGTTCCCGGCACTCTCGCCCTTCTGTTGTTCGGTTCAAATCGGTACGCTGCCGATATTGCCCGAGCTAGTCGTTCGTGGAGGGCTCAACTTCCCGACGGTCGCGTATTGCGGCTTAGGAAATTTGCGTCCATGGGCAACGCTCTTTGTTTTCCAGTTCAGGCTATGTACTATTACACTATATGTGTAATGGCCTATCTGGATTACAAAAAACTTCCTTACACCCGTCGAAACGTAAAACGCGTTTCGCGCGGTATATACGTGTACGGTGACGATATAATCGTCGACACGTATATGGCGGGTTCTGTTCTCGATTATCTGCAGAAGTACAACTGCAAGATAAATACCCATAAGAGCTTCTTCTCGGGCAAGTTCCGTGAATCTTGTGGAGTAGATGCGTATGATGGACAGGACGTCACACCAACGTACCTACGTCACCCGTATCCAGAGAACAGGCAGCAA